CAGGCACTAATATCGTCGCAATAGCCGCTGGAGCTGGTGCCACAACGCTTAACCTGGCCAATAACCAGGTTGCAGGCGCTGTAAACGTGGGCGCTGGTATGACAACGGGTGTCATCACCGTCGGTGGTACAGCCCAAACAGGAACTCTGACGCTAGGTAGTTCGTCCGCTACGAATACCGTGGCGATAGCCAACGGTGCTGGCGCGACCACAGTTAACATAGCCGCGGTTCAAGTTGCTGGCGCGGTTAACATCGGAACTGCGATGACGACTGGCACCATCGGTATCGGCGGCACAGGTCTTCAGACAGGTACCATTACGATCGGTCCTGGAACGGGCGCACAGACAATCCAGATTGGTCATTCCACTGGTGGTAAGACGATTGCAATTGGCGATGGCGCCGGGGCCAATGCTCTGGTGATCGGAAGCACGAATACAACTTCGGCGACCACGATCAACGGTGGTAGCGGCGGTATTGTGATTGTCCCAACGGCTGGTAACATCAGCGTCGCACCTGTAACGGGATCGGCAGCATCGGCTAACATCACACTAAACGGCCGTCTATTCCAATCGACCCATACCGGTCTTACAACAGCTTCGGCTGCATCACAGATCTTTGTCATCACCAACAGCGCTATCACAGCTACCAATAGCTCTGTGCAGGTGACAGCGGCTAACCTGGGCACAAACGACGCTCAGATGACCGTGACACGCGTAATTCCAGCTAACGGCACATTGACCATTACGCTGAAAAATAACGGGGCCGCGACCTTAAACGGTGACATACAGATCAATGGCTGGATCCTAAACTAAGGAGCGACGGATGAGCAGATCGACTAACCCGCTACTTAAGATAGATGCCAACTATAACCAGCTGCAAAATAGCTACGGGGAACTGAGTTTCCGCGGGGACTATACCGGCACTAACCTCATCTACAAAGGCTATGCTAGGCCAGGCACCAACGATACGGGTGCGCTGTCCTGGCAGATAGCCAAACTAGCCTATGATGGTAGCAACAACCTCTTATCCATTAAATGGCCTCTGCTTGGCAATGGCCTAGGCGACAGCGGGTTTAATTACGACTGGAGCCAGAGAGCGACATATACATATGTTTAACGCAGAACTAGAAATCAAAAAGCTACAGGGTCAGATAGCCGCAATGGTCCGCAAGGACCAAGAAGATGATGACAAAATCGGTCTTATCCTAAGCATACGCGACGAAGTGACCCGCATACACGAGGCATGTCAAGTAGCTTTACAAGAGTTTAACCTGTGTCTCGCGGCTCATGGCGCAGCTCTTAATGATGTCGCTACAGCTACGATGGACTATGCACAAAAGCAGTGTTTGGATAGTCATGCCAATATCATAGACATAGCTAGGGGTCTTTCCGATCATAGAGACTCTCTGGACAAAATGATAGAATCGCAGACCCTCCAGGACTCTAAGGTGATATCTCTTGGTATCCAGTGCATAGACCTGCGGGCCCAGCACGAGGATGTTTTGAACTTCGCTCATGATTCTATCCGCGATTTAGCGAGACAACTGCGAAGTCTTGAATCTCTTATCAAGAATTCTCAGGAGTCGACGGATCATATCGAAAGCACCTTGGTAGATCACAATATCCGACTATCCGACCTGATCAAAGAATCCAACGCTCAACATGGTCTTCTCACCGGTCACCTGATGACATCTGATATCGATTCGGTCAATTTCAAAGAAAATGTCGTATCAAAGATAAATGAAGCGACATCGATCTTCGAAAACAAAGCATTCCGCATGATCATGGATATCAGGACTGAGGTCGAAAACACCGGTATGCCGTCAGTCAATCAGCGTATTGAAGCAGCCCAGACAGATATAGGGATGGCATCCCGAAAATGCGACCTAGCTGAAAAGCAGATGGCTACTATGGGTCGCAAGCTTGAAGCACTAGATGTACGGATGAAAACGCTCGAACTACCCAGGTAATTTGTGGTTCGCTGGGCCTATAATCCCTTTACCAATAACCTCGATGAAGTTGGTATTTCAGGCCCGGCTGGCGGCGGTACGCCTGGGGATATAGCTGTTTTTGATGCCTCGGGCAATCTTGCCGATAGTGGCTTTGCCTTTCCTCTCACTGTTCCAGGCGGGGGCACCGGCGATATCGGTTTTACACCCTTCGCTCTTGTAACCGGCGGCACGACCAGCACCTCGAACCTGCAGAACGTTTCAGGGCTAGGCCTAGCCACCCAAGTCTTAACCAGCAACGGACCTGGACTCTTGCCCACATGGCAAGCTGGCGGTGGTGGCGGCGGTTCGGTTAGCACCCTCACAGGTAATTCTGGCGGGGCAATCAGTCCTACAGCTAACAACATCAATACTGTTGGTACAGGTAGCATTACCATCGCTGGCGCTGGAAGCACGCTCACCACGCAGCTAACGGGCCTTACCAATCACGATGTGCTTGTAGGTGCCGGAACAGCCACCATAACTAGTGTAGCACCATCAGCTACCTCAGGGGTGCCGCTCATTAGCCAAGGCGCTGCAGCTGATCCTTTATTCGGCACAGCTACCGTACCTGGTGGCGGAACAGGTGCAGTTACATTAACTATTCACGGGGTATTGCTTGGCGAGGGCACGGGCGCCATTGTAGCTACCACAGCCGGTTCGACGGGCCAGGTCTTCATGGGCGCTACCGGCGCTGACCCGGCCTTCACCAGCACACCCACTTTTGCTGGCGCATCTACCTTCACAGGTTCCGTGACGTTAAATGGCGGCCTGATTGAGAAGCTCACTACAACCGCTGTCAGCTATCAGGTCCTTGTCACGGACGTGATCATCGGCGTGACCGACACCACAGCCGCCAGGACCATCACAATGCCCAACAGCGGGCTTCTAGCAGGCCAGCGCTGGACGATCAAAGACCAGAGCGGGGGAGCTGCTACCCATGCTATTACCATCGCTGGCAACGGAGCCAACATCGATGGCTCGGCTAACCAGACGATGAACACCAACTACGGTTCGGTGGATATCTACACTGACTCGACAAACTTCTTCCTGGTGTAAGGATGGCATTTAATCTGCCACGAAGAGAGGTTCTGCTAAGCAGCCAAACAGCCTCCAGCAATGCCAGCATAGCTTTCACCTCAGTCATCACAGCTAACTTCAGTACCTATCTCGTCAAAATCAGAGATATGGTGCCTCAGACAAATTCCACAGCTCTATGGCTCACGTTTAGCACAGACAACGGCGCGACATATCTATCCGCCAACTACAAATATGGTGGATTCTTCAACAATGATGCGGCTGCTACGGGGACTTCTGGCTCCAGCAATAGTGCAGCTCAGATCGTGCTCTTTGGAGCGATTGCTTCAAACGTATCTTCTAGCGGTTGGTCAGCTGATGTGATGCTGTATGATATGAACGCCAGTGCCACATGCCTCCCTAAGGTGAGCACCAATATAGTCTACTACAGCTCTGCGCCTAATGCTAATATAACGCGTAGTTCCGGTATGAATACCGCCGGATTAATTACAGCTGTCAAATTCGCCATGTCTTCAGGAAATATCGTCAGCGGCACATTCCGCATCTACGGGCTATATGAGGCATAATGGCATATAAGGTTAAGCAAGAGCTTGTAACACTCCAGACATTGACAGCCAGTGCTAGCGCGACATTAAGCTTTACCAGCTTGATCACTTCCAATTTTAATGTTTATGCTGTCAAAGGGCGAGACATAGTCTCTGCGACCAATAATACTCTGCTGAGGATGACGTTTAGCACAAACAATGGCTCAACATACCTGTCAACCAATTACCAGTGGGCTTTTAGGGTGGGTGATAGCGCAGGCTTTCAAGGTATCGTTAGCGGCACAGCCAGTAATGCGGTGGAGATCAAAGACGCAGTTTCAAACGTCTCCACACGTGGACTTTCCTTCGATATGCTTATCTACAATCTCAATAGTGGAACATTCAGCCCCAGCTGTATGTGGTCTGCCGGCCATTATGATAGCAATGGTAACAATTCGGTTGTACAAGGCTATGGGGCCAATACTACGACCACGGCCATTACGGCGTTGCGTTTCCTGATGTCCTCAGGAAATCTCACCAGCGGGACATTCACCCTTTACGGAGTGCAATACGTCTGATGGCTTATGGATTCCCTAAATCATATGTTCTGTTAAGTAGACAGACGGCCTCCAATAGCACTACGATTGACTTTACGTCACTCATGACGACCGCATTCCAGACCTATAAGGTCGAACTGCAGAACATCATTCCGGTGACCACCACCGTAAAACTCCAGTTGTTGGTTAGCACAGACAACGGTAGCACCTGGGTAGCCACAAACTACCGCTGGGCGAACAACAACATCGATAGTGCAGCTACTAACGCGAGCTCCGGTAGCACGTCAGACAGCTCGTGGCAAATAGCATCTGCAATACCTAATAGCGCATCTGGCAGCCTCTCAGGTGAGCTGATACTCTATGACATGGAGAATGGCACCTTCGTGCCTAAATTCAGCAGCTCCACAGTCTACGGCGTGACGCCAACTTCCGGTTGGATGAGTGGCGGCGTGCAGACGAGCGTTACAGCCATCACAGCGATACGGTTCCAGATGTCCAGCGGTAATATCAGCAGCGGCACCTTTGTCCTTTACGGAGTCACCGAACCGTAGTAAAGTTGTTTTTTAACCACGAGCTACCATGGCACAACAGTTTGGACTCCCACCGCGCAACAAAGACACCCGAGACTATATCGGGCGTGGTATCGCTGCCACACCGACAGTGCAAGCGCCGCGCGATCCCGTAGATGCAAGTGATCTAAAATATCCCATCCAGTGCCTCTGGCGAAACACAGTCACACAGGTCGAGTGGATTCTAGCAGGCTTCATCAGCGGTAATGCCAACTGGATTAAGTTCACCGGCGGCGGTAGCGGCCCGATGATTATGTTCATCGGAGGCGCTGGTACAGCCGGTACGTTCCCAGTCACTGCTACTAACGCAGGAAACATACTACTAACATCGACTGGTTTGACCATCGTCATAACGGGCGTTGCCGGCCCAGGTGTTGGCCAAAATACGCTTAACTTTGACATAGCCGGCAGCGGCGGACCTGCGATAGAAAATATAACACTGGATGCCCACACAGCCCCGGGCACTAACCCGGTCATTCCAACAGCCGGTGGTATAACGATTCTAGGGACTATCGTCGCAGCGCATTCCAAGCCCATCCGTACTGACAGCTTAGCGGCCAACGCATTCAACATCGAAGCGCAGTTAACCACCACATCGACCTCAGGCGCTAAGACCATCAACAACGCAGGTATGGCTAGCTTCGACAGCACAGCCTTCACCGTCGACGCAGCCACGGGCTTTGTAAGCCTGTCAACTGGCGTAGGTCCTGTCACGACAGCCTTCCAACTCGATCAGGGCGCTAACGTCGTCCCCAACAGCTCTGGCGTGGTCCAAGTGCATGGAACGACAGCCTCAGCCGCTGGTGTGCCAGTCTTCACGGCTAACATCGGCGCTAATGAGTTCGAAGTAGCAGTGCAGCTGACCACCACAAGCGCTATTAGTGCTGTAACAGACGCAGGTTTGGCCTCCTTCAACAGCGCCGATTTCACCGTAGATGGGAATGGCCGCGTAACACTAATTGGAAGCGGCGGAGCGCCCATACAGACAGTCACAGGCGATAGTGGCGGAGCGCTTAGCCCTACAGCGGGTAACTTCAACTTCGTCGGCGCTACCGTAGCCAACGGCACAGACTCCAAGCCAGTATTCTTCAAAGGCGCAGGGAGCACAGAAACCCTCGATGTGCAGTTCGCAGCGGCTAACGCCACTTCAGTGGGCACTAAGGCCGGATTAGCATCTTTTGATAGCAATGGATTCACCGTCGATGCCAATGGCTTTGTAGCCCTAGCAGGAACCGGAAGCTTAATATGGGTCAACCAGACCGCAGATCTAAACCCACTGGTTAAAGCACATGCCTACCAGGCCAACAAAGCAGGTACCGCAGCGGCCTTGACGTTGCCCACGGGAGCCACCTTCGGCGACACAATCAGGGTGCAGGGCTTCGGCGCTACCGGCTGGGTGCTTAATGCTGGTGTCGGTCAGACAATCATTGTCGAAGCTAAAGCCACGACCGTAGCGGGCTCTGTGACATTTACAAACGCAAACGATTATATCCAAGTGACGGCCAGTTCCACAACCACGACATGGTTTGCAACAGCCCATGGCGGTAACCTAACGGTGGCATAATGACAACAGGACAAGCTCTCAGCACAAACACCTTCGGCGTAGCTAAGTGGGTCGTAAGCGCCGATGCCACCCAAGGCACCCATACCACGATTGGAGCGGCCCTAACCAGCGCTTCTAGCGGTGATACGATCTATATACGGGATGGAACCTACACAGAGAATCTTACGCTAAAGAACGGCGTAGACATATGGGGAGAAGGAATTAATACGACTATAGTCGGTAAGCTGACCATGACAGCGACCGGCGGGGCGCAATATTACAATTTTAACCTCAGCACGAACTCTGACAATATCGTATCGGTCACCGGCTCCAACGTAGTCGCTCTAACATTTATAAATTGTTATCTCACATGCTCGAATAACAATGGAATAGTATTAAATAATTCTGGGACAAACACAGCGATAAATCTTATAAATTGTTTTATCTCAAATGGACCAAATTTCGCTGTCTTTACGGTGACCAATGGTATCATGCTGATTCAAAACTGTACATGGAATGATCTTTCAGGTCTCATAGTCAGTAATGGAGTCTCTAGCATAGCTGTAGGTACACTTCAAATAGAAAACTGTTTTATAGCTAATGGGCTCTCCGCAACCGGCGGAACGATAAATATCTACAATTCCACCGTGGACCAGGGATCGAAGAACGTCACGGCCATCACGAATAATGGTGGAACCGTTAATTCCTACGGCTGTACATACAAAGCGGGATCTGCTTCTGGCATAACGGTGACATCTGGGACATTCAACAGCTATGACGATATTGTCGAAAGCTCCAATACGAATGCTATCACTGGAGCTGGAACAATAAATTATGTTGGGACGAAATTCTCAGGATCGTCTGTCAAGATCAACACGACCACACAAACCGGCGGGCAAGTGCAGGGCGGCGTCAACGGCAATGCCATAGCAGCCGGTTTCGTTGGTCAAATCATTAGCGCCACCATCGGTTCTCCAGGTAGTGCGTTAAATGCTTCCACTGTAACAAATGTGACATCAATAACGCTAACGCCAGGAAATTGGGATATCAGCGGTGTGGTCGGTTATCATGCGACCACCAATGCTACAGGAAATACCGGCTTTGGCGCATGGCTATCTGCAACCACCGCATCGCAAGCACCATTGGATAATATGAGTTCCGTGGGGATAGCCGGAGCGGGGGTGACGCCTCTATCAGCTGGTTCAGGAAGTGATATAGTTATCACGGCTGGCCCTTCAAGAGTATCTATAGCGGCTAATACCACCTATTATTTAAATGCTAACTGGAGTCAGACCATAGCCACCGGTGTCATATCTGCGTATGGTATGATCAGAGCGATAAGGGTGGGCTAATGTTTAGCATATTCGCAGCATTCATGATCATCATCGCTTCGCTCGCTTTAGTAGACTGCACCCTAGTGACTCACGAAGATGTGCGCACGATGGAAATGATCGACAGGTCAAACAAACAAATCAAATCACTGGATGAATCACATGTTAGATGCACTGAAAGCCCTGTTTCTCAAAGAGACGTCACTGGGTGCCATGGGGCATATATTCAGCACCGTTGAAGAGCTCCTGGTAATCGTAGGCGAAGACTACCTCAAGGACAAGAGCACGAAGAACGCTGCCATTGATGCTATATGCCAATTGCTCCAGCAACACAAAGACGCATGAACCAGCTTGCAGGTAAGCCAGAGCCAGAAGATTGGCTTACGATGTTTATGTTCGCGATCATAGTATTCGCGATCGGCTGCTTCGTAGGATGGGCAGTCTCGACGTGAATCTAGGTCATATTTGTCATGACGTGGATTTGCTACAACTGATATAGCTAATACAAGGAAGAATTTCATGAAATATTTATGCGCTTTGTGCCTCTTGATGTTGTTGTCGGCCTGTATGCTTTCGGTAGTGAGCAATTCAGGTTGCGACAATGGCCAAGACGATGTAGATATGGATGAGAAACCAGATACACAGCTAGAAGCTGTATTACAACCCAAAGGTTTAGGATGACCCGTATAGCACATAAAGGCGAGCCGCCTAAGTTTCCCTCCTCAAAGAAGCCTAAGAAGGGTGTGAGACATCCCGGATCCGCTAAAGGCGTAGAGGAAGCGGACCCAAAGAAACAAGAGAAAACGGCGCTGAAGGAAGGAAAGAAATCCGGTCAGAAGATGGCCACAGCTGCTAAAGTGGAGATTATGAGTGGCAAAAAAAAGAAACGGTAAAGTCGAAAAAGTGATGCACGAATGGAAAGAAGGATCACTTCATAGCGGCTCCAAGAAAGGCCCCAAAGTCGAAAACAAGAAGCAAGCTGTCGCTATAGCTCTCTCGGAAGCTAGAAAGGCCGGAGCTAAAATTCCTAAGAAGGGCAAGTAATGACGTGGATGGCTGGCACAAACAACGTTTGGTTAAATGGCGTCCATATGATCAGTATAGCCATATATCCAAACTGTCCAACGCCAAGCATCCCAAATCCAACCGGATTTTTTATCAATATTCGATTTGTGGACGGATTCACAACGACGATAGATAATATAGAATCTGTGGAAGAGGCTAAAAAAATGGTAGACGAATTCCTACAGGGCGATAATGCATTGGGTCATATTGGATAATGGTTGACAACCATTAGAGTTCGCCAATCTAGATATGGCCGAAGGGAAAAAATAATCTCAAGCGGTCGCAATAGCCCTAAACGTAGCCGGAAAGTCAAACAAGAAAAAGAAAAAGGCAAAGTAATGCATTGGGTTATCACTCCAGCTGGATCCTGGATCAATTTGGCCCAGGCCAGAGAAATAGAAACCCTCCAAAGAGACGGCGTCTGGGGTATATATGTTATATTTGACATAATAGAGACGGCAGACGAAGGCGCCCTGTCCACGATCAAGATAGAGCGCTGCTGGCGCGAACGATTCGAAACGCAGGAGGATGCTAGAAAATGGCTATTGGAGTCCCTCCCCAAACGAGCATAAAGGCAAATAGCCGAGCTGACCGAAGCAGAAAGAGAACCAACAATAGTCGAAATAAAGGAATATGTTTAGATAGATAAGAAAATCAAAAAGGCTGAGAAGGACACCAAAAGTCTTCTGAAAGCCGATGTCAAACAGGATAAGCTTGTCAAAAAGCTAAAGAAGAAAAAGAAATGAAAGCAGCACCCGCCCAGTACACCGTAAACGGTCCATACAAAGGCCTGAAAGAGACTGACTCCGTGCCGCCCGGTCACCTACCAGGCATGACAGCCTTCGAGCAGAGGCTAGTAATGCAGGAGAGACAGGAGAGGGTCGATGCGCATGACAGATATGCCATTGGCCTACAAGGACGGGATGGCGGACCTAAGCCACACGACCCTTTATGAAAACTGTTTTTTAAAATGATGTCTCGCTGATAAGGTGGGGATGTCCAAATCATGACAATCCTATTGGTGTTAGTTAGGCGGGGAGGCCGCACACCTCCCCGTCGTTTTTTATTATGCTGCCTTCTTCTTACGCCACTTGTCAAAATTAGCTAAAAAATCGCCCGTATTAGTCACCCCTTTGGCCTTTACCTGCTCAGGGGTAATCTTCCAAAACTTACTTACACTATCAATATAGGCTTCCATAACAGCCGGATCGATGCTCTCAGGCATAGCATCAGCAAAACGCCTCGTGACATCATCTGGTACCTCTGGAAGCTGAAGATCAATAGTTACCTCAGCCTTAGCAGCTATCTCATCTTTAGGTGGATTATAGGCCTGTTCCATCTCCTCCTTAGTGTAAATACCACTAAGCTCGGCCGGAAAAGCCTTTCTCAGTGCACATGCCTCAGCGCACTTACCTAGCATGATATGGCCCTTCGTTGCCCACATAGATGTAGGAGCCTTTTCCTTGGTCAAAGCAACATACTCAGTGTAATAGGCTGTTGCGCCTATCTCATGCCACGTTCCGTCCGGCGTCTGCTTCTTAACATACGATGTAGCAGCTACCAGACGTCCATTGTCATCATAGACATATACAGTCTCTTTACCAGGGCTGTAACGCCCCGTCCTGTCAGCGATAAGGCGATAACCGTCTATACCCGTCTGAATGCCCATGACTTCCTTCTTAAGGCTGGCATCCCACCTCTTAACGGCATAGATCTGTCGCATAAAGGGATCCAGACCTGTGCGTTTACACGCATGTACGAATAGCTCAAGCTCATCATCGCTAGAACCGCGACAGATAGTGCGCTTGATCAACTCCACCTTATCGCTATTGATCTCAAAAATTGCTGGTTGCATCATTCCACCTCTATCGTTTTAGGCTTTAGCTTAAGAAATTTGTAACAATGTAGCGCGCTGAAGAAGATAGACTCAGCCTGCGCTAAGCTGTCAACCATGTTAGGGATCGCTTTAGATCCGTCTTTACGTAACCTTAATGTCATAGCGTTACTGACGAAATTGGTCGGCTCAGTCTCTCTCAGCAGATACCTATAGCCTCCAAGCTGGATATCCCAGGACCGATGCTTAGCACTACTGGTCTTAAGATCGACGAGAGTCAACCCATCGATATCCTTAAGCTTAACAAGCAAATCTATCTGACCGGTGATCATATGAGTTTGACAGTATCGACGCGTCTCCATCTCAAAGATCTCAACGATATTGTCCTTCGCCCAGGTCTTAAAGCTGTCAAGGTAGCCCTCGTATGCAGCTGGATAACCCGACACGATCAAACCGCTTAGGTAAGCCTCGCACAGCCTATGCACATCTTTCCCACGCTTGGCGGCAGCAGCTAGCACATCCGCGGGAATTGACGTAAAATCAGTAAAGAGGTTAGCTATGTTCGTGACTCGAATGAAGTTTGTTTCCTCACTCTTCATAGATCCATCATCCTGAATTTCACCGTCTGCGGGCCTAACCGCAGGCGGTGTTTTATTTAAGCCGTCTGTTTCCATGGGACCTTCTTCTCGATTTGTATGCGCACATCCGGCGCAGGCATTTTGACATCTAACATATAAGCCAAACGGTCCAAATCATCCTCAAATTGCTCGATGTCGGGATCAAGTGTGTATAAGTTCTTGATGAGAGCTTTCATATAGGCCCTCATCTCTTTCAGATCAGGCATATCCTCCTGCATCTGGTTAACAGCACATACCTCATCATAGTCTAGATATTCGCGTTCCATGTTAAACCCCTACCTGTTGATTCAGTAACCACTCGTTCCAGTATTCGTCCTCTTGGGCGCAGATGGCATCTTCCGCCAAGTGGATCATTTCCTGCTGATCCTTGCACCATTGCTCCAGCCGATCAATGCTGGTCTGCATCACTCGCAGCTTGTATCTGATCTCCGATGCCTCGTTTTGTGTCATGGTTAGCTCGCCTCACTCATTTCGTAAGAATTCTTGTATAGTTCTCGAACTTGATCTTCGCTTAGACCCCTAGCCGTTAAATGGTGAATAACATTCAGTCTTTGACGGATTTTTATCATATCGCGTAAGTGCTCGATCGTACGTATGCCATGATAAATCATCTCCATCTCTAGCTTGATCAGCTTGTCCGCACCCATTATATCGTCTACACTTGCATTCATCAGATCCTCCGTTGACGTTTAACCGTTTGTCCTGTACCGTATACCTTTCAACATACAGGATCGTGGATTTAGGAACAAGAAAATAAACTCCAATCAGGAAAAATAAGTGATTCATCCATTAAAAAAATACATTCTACTCAACGAAATCCCCATCAAAGACTTTGCCAAAACACTCGATATCTCCAAGGGCACGCTTTACAACATCCTCGAGCAAGGGCTAGATATGCGCCTAAGTCTTGCCATGCGCATAGAGAAGCTCACCTTCGGTAAGGTCACATGCGAGGACCTAATGAAGGGTGTGCGCCACCGCGACAACCATAAAGATTAAAAGGATCGTCCCAAAGACGAATCCGAGCACTATCAGGTCCAATTTGCCACCATCTGGCTTATCTGATTTCATGTATATCCCTGTAAATTAATAATTTGTCACGCTAGAATCCGTTGTCATCGGTAAGGCTGAAATTACTATCTCAAAAATTAAACAATATTTATAGCTTGGTGGTTTCTTAATCATTTTTTTGAGGCCGCCTATGGATGATCGATTCATCAGTCAGACCGCTCTACTTCTCATCTCGGAGAACTGCTCCAGGGCACTTTCAACCTATTTAATCTGCCACAAACACTCCGATCAAGATCACTTCCTTCAAGTCACAAAAGACCAGATAAACATTGACGAATCACTGTCATGGACGAAGTTCAAAAATGACCTCAAGGCATTATCAAGACAAGGATTACTCGAATGGATAGATCAAGACGACGACACCATAAATATCACACTATCGGAATGGGACCTCTAATGCAGTTTATCGTGTGTGGTAAGTGCCATGATGAGCTCCAGGAGGCTAATCCAATATTGGTTAACCTATGGATTCACATATGCCGGGCGTATCTCAAAACAGGTCTGCCCTATAGAGGTATAGACTTTTTTGTGGACGTCGCCACGTACAGGATTATGCCCTCAAGCGAAACGCTTAATGACAAGCTGATACAGCTCGAACAGATGGGTTATATTCTCACCACCGAAGACGACATGGGCGTGCTGATCAAGCCCCTTGGCCTATGCGTAGAGACAGTCAACCCTAATGGCGAAGAGAAAGAGTTCGCATGGTTTTGCCCGCTAGATCATTGATCAAGGAGTTTTATGCAGCTTGAAAGGGATGTTCTGGCGCTTAATGGCGAGCTTGATATAAAAAAGAAGCCCGGGGCGGAAACCCCGGGCAAGTCTGCTAAGACGGGTGATATAGTACCCCCCATATTAGCAGAACCGCCTTATCACGCAAGTGATAAAAATACTTTACAGGCGACTACTGCTATGTCAAATCATAACGATACCGGATTCACCAAAATAGCCAATAGTCTTAGGGATCATCCGGCTTACAGAACCGCTAAGCCCAAACACCGCTATATATTTTTGGAACTTCTCTTGCGGGCGGCTTGGGAACCCACGACTTATCCCTATTATGGCATTGGTTATCCTCAAAAAAGGGGGCAAGTATTTTTTACCATTAGAGGACTGGCAAAGGAGCTAACTTGGGAAGGCACGGCCGAAGATAAGATAACCAGGCACGATATTGACGGATGTATAACCTTTTTTTCGCGGTGCAAAATGCTCGGACAGGAGCTCGGACACCCCTTTAGTGCTATAACTATCTTATATTCATCGTTTTGCGACGAAGAAAAGATTTATGGTCGGACAGGAGCTCGGACAGAGCTCGGACAGAGCTCGGACAGTCTTAAAGATATCTTAGATACTAAAGATAAGAAGAAGAGGGGGAGGGAGAGGAAAGCCGCTGGCGCGGCCACCCCCCCACCGGATTCTTCGAAACTCTGTTTTGGAGAGGAGGGTCTCGTAAAACTCACTCAGGTTCAGTACGAAAAACTTCTAGCTGAGGTCGGTGAGGAGGGAACGCAATGGATGATTCAAAAGCTTGGCGCTAAGATACCTAACATCGATAAAGCGTACAAATCACACTTCCACACGATGTGTAAGACCGGATGGGTTCGAGATGAATGGATAAAACATAGTCAAAATGGCATCCAAACCGCTAAGGCAAAGAGATATACGGTCCTAGATTTATTCCGTGAATATAAATTTCCAGAATCGTTTGATGAGTGGGTCGTTGGGTTTGGTATGGTCAAGGGGAGGGCTCACGGAAGCGGCGGCAGCACGGAATATTCTTTTCTAATCGATGACATCGAAACGGCGCGCCAATGGCTGGATAAACGAAAATACATTATCAGACGGTAAAACGGGTTAAAACATGGTCAAATATGCAAATTGAGGAACCAATATGGAAGCCGCATGGCCTAATTTCGCATTCCTATGGGTCTAGAATAGCGCAAAACGATCATAAGGTCTTCCGCTAGGTTTTAACACAAGATGGGGCATCCTATTCAAAATGTATCGAAATGGAAAATGGAGAAAATATGGCAAAAAACACGAAATCAGATGATCAGGTCGAACGCAAATGGGGAATTTATGGCCGGAATGGTGCGGTGGTAAAAGTCGATAACAAATTCGTTGCCTACATCGAAACGGAGTTTTCTGACAGGGAACGCAATCAGGACGGCGACAGTCCAACACAGGAAATGGGTGACATCGTAGCCAAGGGCGATACCCTAGAAGGGGTTGTGGAGGATCTTATAGATCTTTGTTATGAACTGTTCGGGTTCACGGACGAACTGCAATCAAAGCTAGCGCACGTGATCAAGGAGAAGGATGAAAAGCTAGAAAAAATGAGATATAGCGGTACGGTCGTGTCTAATCATGAGAGCAAAAACTACGAGATTCATAACAATTGGTGAGGTCGGAATGTTTGAGGTAGAAATCGAAATGGACTTGCCTTCGTCGGCAAATATGCACGAACATTGGTACAGCAAAGCCAGGTTACGCAGACGGAAGTTCCAGGCATGGCAAATTCAAATGGCTCTATGTAGGCTGCATGTCCCGCGCTATCTTCCCTGCATAGTGACGTTCACACGCATATCACCCCGCATGCTAGACGATGATAACCTCCCATATGCATTTAAATACATCCGTGACCTACTCGCTGAATACATCATCCCTGGCCTAGCGCCAGGCAGAGCAGACGGCGACCCACAAATCACGTGGAGATATGCCCAAGAAAAGGGAAAGCCCAAACGCATTAGGATTACGATTGAACAAAAGGAGACAGGTTCAGTAAGTTGAACGAAGTTCCGGAAAAAAAAGAGTATCATCCAAGGAAAAGAGTGTTGCCTAACACTCAAATTTGCGGTATCCATATGGTGGACAGGGGAGACTAAGTGACTGACAAAGAGATATTTGAAAGATATCCGTTTTGGCTTGAAGCCGTATATGCCGACGCGCCAGATGCTGGTTGCGTAGTAGGTTATCCACTCGCCATAGGACGGGATACAACCTTGGCCCAGATGATAAAATCTGGAGCTGGCATGAATCTGAAATTCAACCTTTGGGAATACACAAACAAAACAGCAGGAGAAGGAAAAACATTATGCTAACAGAAGACCCCACGGCACCCGTCACGAATCAAGACGAAGACATGCCAAATCAAATAAATGTGTTTAATGTGCAGTTGACAATGTATCAGGGGAGACTTTTAACCGTGGGAGAATACTCTCAGATATACGGCGAATGGGAAAGAAAGAAAAAAGAAGCGCTCGCAGCTCAGGATGTCCACGCCGTAGAGGCAGTACCACAGCTGAAGGAAGTTGCGGATTGGCCCATGGAATCGGGATATCATCCAGAGATTCCACAAGTTGAGAATCGGCCTACTTCGGCGGGATATAACCCAAAGATTCCAGAAATTGGGAGTGTTCCACCCGACATCTTAACGCAATATCCAGCTTTCGTAATTCGTGAACTCATCGACGGCTACAAAACTGATGAAGATGCCAAGTCCCTATACCAACGCCTAGAAAGGATCGACCAATGGGTCAATAAGCAAAAAGAGGTTTAGAATATGTGCGGCGATAACCTAATCACGTTTGGTTTGGTGTCAATCTGGGAAAAGATATTCGGGCGCATCATGGGGGCCATCATTCTTGTCTCTTTTGCAAGCATGATTGCAATGTTCCTATGGGCGCTTTATTTAACGATTACGGAGAGGTTCTATGGATGAGGGGCCATGGCCAACGAATAGTCGAACCGGAGACACCAGGCTTCCATCCGCTCATGAGTTAAACTCGATGTCCTGTGACGAGATAATACGCAGGCTGCCTAAACCCATCCCTCGGGATGGGAAATTCTATCGAGCTTGGGATCGTGATCATGGGGCGGTAGAGATCTCTTATCAGGAATATCATAAGGATTTCACCGTGACCGGTTCGGCCAGTGCTCCAGAAGATAAAAGGATTGTTCGATGGCAAGACGAATTTGGAGTGTGGCATGACGTGGATTAGCATATACGAAGGCCTTCCGGAAGAATCGAAAGAAGTGCTCGTTCTGATAGAAACCCCTTCGATAAATTTTGGAACATCCCGTTCGATAGATCTAGGACAATGTTTCTATGCCGGAAAGCCAAGGAAAAGCAAGTGGTCATTCAACACGGAAGCGAGCATAGATAACGATTACGACGAAGAAAACCGCAAAGTGACCCATTGGTGTGACATTCCACCATTACCAGAGTCCCCTAATGTATAAATGGATTAGCGTCAAAGAGCGTCTCCCAATGGAACACCGGCGGGTGATAATATATGGTGCAGAGGGCGATTCATGCTGGGTGGAAATGGCGTATCTTAAAGATAACGAATGGCGGATGGATAACCAGCACTTTCCCGTGGAAGAAGCAACCCACTGGATGCCGCTCCCGGAGCCGCCTAATGAATAAATGGATTAGTGTAAAAGACAAAAAGCCGGACAACGACTGCCTGGTCTACGTCTGCAATAGTCGTTGGGGCTGCGAATGCTTCCTTGCGATTTACAACAAAAGAGCCGATGTATGGAAGCAGAATGCTCCCAATCTCTACAGCCAGCCATGCATCGATGTTACCCATTACATAGAATTACCGGGGCCAGTTATTGAATAAAGATAAATATAAGCCATGCTGCGAGATGAGATGCCTAGCGCGTGGATGTAAGATGAGAGAAGCCGGGGCGTGCTATTGCTGCTGTAGGCTATTGGATCATATCTGGATGCTGGAACATGTGACGGAGGCGGATAGCTGGATATTTGCAAGAGGATGTCAGATCATACCCCCTGGTGATTTTCGCGATCGATACATAGCCGATATGACGCCAGAACAGAAAGCGGATGATCTACTCTTTCGCACAGTCGATGCGCCTAAGATGCTAGCCGAAGCAAAAAAGCGACTCAAGGAATACGTCATTGATCCGGAGCCGCCTAATGACGACTGAACAACATATACTCCTTTGCTTATGTGGTACGTTAATCGGCATATTCACTGCGCGGGTATATCTGGCATTTAGGAAATGAAGATAATAGTCTTATCGCTCATCACACCCCTAGTGGTTTTTGGTATCTGTTTCGCATATTGGCAGGCATGGAAACTCATAAAGGATTGGTGGGAGGGAGATATTTGATAAACATCGAATCTTATTGGGTGCCTGAATCGACAATACTCAAGAATCCCCATTCGCAGCTTAGCTTTTGGCAGGATATGAATGAAAACGGATGGGAACTCCTAAACTCCTACGGAAATATGAGTGATTTCTCGGCGTATCATTGGGAATCGGTCGAATCCTCCGATACATATCTTCTTCATGTTCAAAACACCGATTTTTTTGATTTTTTCATCATCCCAGACAAGTTACGGTTTTTCGTAGAACTGTGGATTCGATCAAATGTGCCCAGCAAAAAAGATCGCCGAGACTGCGTTAATGGAAAATGGCAACATCAATTGGAACAGGGATGGTTTGACAATCCGCATAGATGCCAGGGCATACCATGTAAACAATGTATGGAGCAATATGATAAGTTGCCGAAAGACAAAATTGCGGGAAAACTGATCCTATAGGTATGGTAAAGAAAAACTTGAGGGTCTAAATGCCAGCGCCAATGTATCAGACCTACACTAATGGAAATAAAGGTGGCCCAGGTGGCTTAGCCGATTATACAGCCGAAGATATCCCCGGATTGGTGGATAATCTGGTAGCTTGGACCGAACTGCCTGATTCTATAGTGTTTAGAAAATGGGCTGCTATTCATGGATTTAGTTATGATACTATTACCAATTTCTGCAATAAGTATGAAGTGTTCCGACGCGTTTATCATAAATGTAAGTATATAGTTGGTTGTAGAAGAGAAGAAATGCTTGCCAAAGGTGAACTAATTGGTAAACTAGCTGAGAACTATCATGCGCTATATGATCCTGAATATAGAGCATGGCTCAAAGAGCTTAAGTCGGACGCGGCAGAGGTCAAAGCCCAATACCTCGCTATGACACGCGGAACAATGAACGCAATCGTACAGGATAAGCCAGTTGGACCAACAGATAGTGGAACTACCATATCATCCTAGGTGGTACCAAGAAGAATTCGAATCTGCCCTATTCCATGGTAAGCGCCGGGCATACCTACTCTATCACCGTAAGGCTGGAAAAGATATAGCCTGCTGGGCATTCATGATCAACTGTGCCATAGCCGATAGAGCCGCAGCTTACTATTACGTATTCCCCAGTTACAATCAGGGTAGAAAAGTTCTATGGGATGGTATTGACCAGGATGGCAAGCGGCTGCTGGATTATATACCTGTCGAATGGGTGAAGTCCAGGAACGCTAGCATGATGAAGATAGAGCTTGTTAATGGCTCGCTCATTCAGATAGTGGGATCAGACGACCCCGACAGCTTGCGCGGTCCTAACGTCTATGGCGCTGTGTTCTCCGAATATGCGGTGCAGAACCCGAGGGCATGGCAAGAGGTCGTAGGCCCTATGATCGACGCGTCTAAGGGCTGGGTGATATTCAATACCACGCCACTTGGCAAGAACCATGCATATGATCTGTGGACTACAGCCCAGTTCCTCAAGGATTCGTGGTATACCAAAAAGCTTACAATCGATGACACTGGCCTTATCGGTCAGGATGTGCTGGACCAACGTCGAGCTGAGGGTATCAGCGAAGAGGTTATCCAGCAGGAGTATTATTGTTCATTTGACAGAGGGATAGAGGGGTCATATTATGGTAAGATTATCACTGACGCTCGTCTGGCTGGCCGCATTGGTCGTATCACTTACGAACCTCGATCAACCGTTAATACTTATTGGGACATTGGTTACGGCGATTCCACTGCTATTGTATTTACGCAAGACGTAGGTACAGAACATCGCATAATCGATTACTATGAATGCAGTGGCGAGGGCATAGCCCATTACATTAAACACCTACAGAGCAAGCCTTATGTATACGGGAAGCATTATATGCCTCATGACGCTGGTTCCGGGAGTGTCCAGACCGGAATGTCCCTTCAGCGGACGGCATCTGACCTGGGCCTTTCGGCTGTTGTTTTGCCTCGTTATGATTTCGGAGTGGGTATAGAAGCCTGCCGTTCGATGCTTTCGACAGCCTATATCGACGAGATCAAATGCAAGCACCTCATCAAATGCCTGGAGAACTACCATAAGAAATACAACGAGACGCTGAATGTCTATTCTGACAGCCCGGTGCATGACTGGTCGTCTCACGGGGCTGATGCTACGCGCTATTGCGCTTTGGCTAGGTTAGCCTATGGCAAATCAACCGGCGCTGGTCTGACGCCTGAGAAGATCAAAGAGATGCGAATCAAGAATAAAGGCTATTGATGTGTATCCATACGGTGGACGTAGTAGACCCTAACGTTAAGGATTAGAGACTTATGAAAACCTATAGAGTTTGGTACAAGAAGAGTCAGATGTGTGCCATGGATGTAAACGCAAACACTCCTGAAGAGGCGCGCGTTGTGGGCAGCAATCTAATAACTAAGGATATGCCATTCGATTGTGTCCTCGACGAAGTTATTGACTTCGATCAGGTCTTGGAGCCCGATTTGTCCAATCTACTTTGGCGTTGTGAAGGTCCGCTAAAGGGGTGATTCTTTCCACAAGATATTCCCTAAATCCCAGCCTTTGCTAGAGTGTAAATAAATATTTTTACACTAGAGGCATATGGCTTACGAATTCGTCCACTCGCTTAAGAAAGAAATCGATGAGCGTTGGAAGGAGTCGCAGCCGCTATTTCAGCAATGGTGGTACGAGGCTGATCTAGACACCAAGATGGTGACGGGCCAGCAAGACTATTGGAACACATTCTATAACATAAATACGCGCAACACGAAAGTCTTGATGTTTAACAAGATGTTACGTGTGCACAACATGATCGGTGGCTATCAGCGTAAGAACCGCATGGCCACGATTGTCACAGCGCGTCACAACGATGATGAGCAGACGAGCACAGATCTTAGTGAGGCGATGCTGTGGGCGCATGAGGATGACAACACCTATGAGAAGATAAGCCAGTGCTTTGACGGGTCCAATATCACAGGACTTAATCTTTTAAACGTCTGGATGGACTACAGGGAAGACCCAGAAAATGGTGCTATCAGAACCGCTAGGATCCCTTTTAATGCCTTTTTGATGGACCCCTACTGGACACAGTCTGACCTCAGTGATTGCGACTGGATATGGACACGAAGATACCTCTCCAGGGCGCAGGTATTATCGCTGTTTCCTGACCTCAAGAATGACCTTTCACAGCTATCTAAAGGATATTCGACTAAGGATGGGCGGTTCCAGTTTCTGGCCCAGAACTGGTATCAGTATCAGCAGGAGCTTTATGCCTATGATGAGTATTGGAAGCGCGATTACAGGCCAGTAAGAAAGGTTCTAGACCAGAGTAGCGGTGAGGTGATAGACTGGAATGGCACGCGCGATCAGTTTGAGCTATTCAAGCGCTTCAATCCCAATGTCAAACTTATCAAAGCTATGAAGCCGACGGTGCGTATGCACTGCTTGATCAATTCCAACGTGGTCTACGAGGAACAACAGCCTTTTGGCATAGACAGGTTTCCGTTCGTGCCGTTCACATGTTACCACTTTCCGGAAGTGCAGAACTATAGCTATCGCTATATGGGCATCGCCAGAAATATCAGAGATTCGCAGATCGAGCTGAATCGTCGCCGTAATCTCATGCTAGACATATACGACTCGCAAGTCCAGTCAGGCATGATTGTTAAAGAGGATGCCCTGGTAAACCCAGAAGATGCTTTCTTGCAGGGGCCCGGACGCGTTCAGTTCGCCAAGCAGACAGCTAATCTACAAGCCGATTTCATGCCTATTCCGCCTCCTAACATACCTTCAAGCATATTTCAGCTTGAGGAGATGCTCGACGCGGAGATAATGTCTATCGCTGGCGTTAACGAAGAGCTATTTGGTGAGGGAGGAGGCAAAGGTGAGGATCCTTCAGGCTTGTTACATAAGCTGCGTATGGGAGCGGCTCTGGTATCGCTACAGGGTGTCTTTGACCGGCTGGATCAGGCCCAGATGCAGGTGGGGGATATTTTTCTTGATCTTATGCAAGCTAATTTTAGCAAAGGAAAGATGCGAGCCATCCTTGGACGCGAGGTCAGCGATGAATTTGAAGATACTCGGTTCCTCAAGTATCGCTGCAAAACGGAAGAGGGATTGCTCACTACGACCCAGCGTCAATTGGAATTTACTCAGGCGGTCTATCTCAAGCAGATCCTGGGCGATGCTATGCCAAACGAGTTCCTCGTCGACAAAGCCACTATCCAAGGTAAAGCTGAGCTAAAACAAATGATTCAGCAGCGTGAGCAGCAGATGATGCAGATGCAGCAGGCGCAGGCGCAGGCTGAGCTTGAGCAGAAGCAGATGCAGTCACGTCAGCTTGAGAGCGTGGCACAAGCTAACTTTGCTTCAGCGGATGAGCGTAAGACACGTGCTATATCGAACATTGGCTTGGCTAAGGAACGCAGCAGCCAAGCTATGCATGACAGGGCCGCAGCTGCCCTTGACAATGCTAAAGCATTCAAGGAGTTAAGCCAACTCGATGAGTCGAGGCTAATGGAGATGGCGCGGTTTATTATAGAGTTGCAAGATAGACAGAAGATGTCCGCTGGCGGGGAAGAAGGCGACTCGGCTGAGGCATCAGCAGCTGATACAGCCTCGATCGACCAAGCTAACGATGAGTCGAAGGCCAAGCAAGATATGGCAATGCAGGGTGGAGGGCAGTAATTACGGTCGTCTCAAGGCGGAACCTGACCTATTTAACTATAAAACAGTGGTATAATGTGGCCAACCCCGAGGTGCCTTATGATGCCAGGATCGATAAAGGCGCAAGCCGATGTCAAGGCCTCCGAATCATGCAACTGTATGTGCTGCCTTCCCCGTTGGATGACCCCTAAGAGCAGCCCAGGAAAGGCATCTAACGCTGAAAGGCGTAAAATATCTAAAGTATCAGAAGAGTCGCTAAGGCTAAACGAAGCGGCGATAAAGCCTCACCCTCCAGCTTTCTCGCCATCGGTAACGCAGGTGCGGAGGCTAACGCCAGAGCAGAGATCTAAGGCATGGGAAACGATGCTAGCTGAAGTGGTTGATAGGACAGCTGATCCTATTCTTGGGCAGCAGCCGGGGTAATATATATCACAAATTCATCCTCTTTTCTATTCTCTATTTTGAATTCCTTGGCTTGTAGCAACCGCTTAACATCCGCCCTGTCCAAGGCTATTGGCCCAGGATATTTGCGCGGCGTATAAATAAATTCAGCATGCGGCTCTTTTTCACTCATTTGGCGGCTCCGCTGCTTGGGAAGAAGCCTTTTCATATGTATCAGACAAGGATTTGGATATATCGGCCCGTATTGTTTTTCCACGTGGCTTATAACTCTCATCAACATAGCTTGCATTGATGAATAATGTATTATTGAATGGCAGAACCTGACAACCAGAGCCATGGATATGCCCAAATACATGCAGCTTGGGCTTGATCTCTAATACCTTTTCTCTCAGAGATTCGCTTCCTACGCGCCCATGAGGGCATAGATCGAGTATTCCATATGGTGGGCAGTGAGTGATCAGAATATCGGTGCCGCCTGGTATTTGGTCCCAGTGATGTTTTAACGTATAGTCTCCATGTTTGGTAAATGCCATGGCCTGCTTATTCTGACCATTGAACCTAGCTGTCCAAGGGCTGCCCCAGATCTTTAGTCCATGGAATTCACAACCGGAATCCTCCAGATAGACAATACCGAGATCCGGAAAGTCGAAGTCGATGCTCTCCTCTATCTGCTTATCGTGATTACCGCCAACGATGATCTTCATTTCATATTTTTGATCCTCTAGCCATTCCATGAACTCCATATACTGAGTGGATTCATCTCTAGCTGTGAGATCCCCGGCTATGATCAGCAGATCGCCGCCGTGCATCTTAGGATAATAACCATGCAGGTCGCTTGTGCAGTCAATGATCATAGTCGTTTCCAGTGGTAATAGGGCACGAAGAATGGATCGTCATTCGCTAGATAACTGCTATCACACCTTTGACATTCGTATGTCGCCACTATCATGCCATCCATATAGATCTGAGCTGCGGCATGAGCATGTAGAGCGGTAGATAGAGCGGTTAGCACTCCCAGACATGCCTTAAGGGTGCCAGGACCGGGCCAGTCGAACTCATAACCATCCTTTTCTTTGATAACGAGCCCCCAGTTATGATCGGCGTGGTAATTAACTTCATCGGGCGAGACTTCCTTTTTCTTTCTAGGCATGCTTATGATCCTTGCACCATGAAGAAAGGCCCCTCTCGCGATATTGCTTAGCGAGCATTATGTTCCGCATTTCGCATCTGCAATAACAGCCCTCATGATCCTCTGGAGGGCACTTATCGCATTTCGGTGATATCTCACATTTACACTGATCTAGGAAGTTTTGTAGTTGCATGCAATATTCCTCGTAGTATTCATCCCTGCTGCCACATTTGAGAATGTGGTCGGTGCCGTTTTCCAGCCTAAATTTGTTTAACAGATCATGGATTTGTTCTCTGATATCGTCACATGAGTAGACGATTCGACCTTGTTCTGTATAGGCAGCCAGTTTACACGTCCCTTTAGTCATTCAGGATATAATGCAGGTTAAGCGCATCCCTAATCTGCATAAGCGTTTGATCTTCCTTCTCGCTTATATCCTCCCCGTATTTGAGCCTATTACGAATGATATTATTAGCGGCCTCGATTGCGGCATCAAACTGCTTAGCTCTCAGGCATAGGTCCAGATGAAGGGAATCGTCCTCGAAATCGAACTCAAGCGTCACTTTTGTCATCGCGGAACCCCAAGTGCGTGCGTATATTTCGATTGATGTAGTCGATTGCCATTTCGATTTCAGAATCGGACGCGCCACGATCTTTTGTAATGGCCATTGTCACGCGGGTTACGATAGTCATCACAGTTATTAGATGAGCATTCGTCATCTCCCTCGACTCAGCCTCACGCCATATGAATTTGGCAAACTCTCTTAATTCTTCGTCGCTCTTCTCGTATTTATCCACGTTTCCTCTCTATGTATCGGTCTTTGTAGCGAGGATCCTTCTTATATTCCTCGATGGCATCATCGATGATCTTACGATAGCGCATAACAGACGGCTTATCAAAGATCAGAGAGCCGTTCTCACGCCTCGCTGGAAGCCTTTTAGATTTGATCAGTCGATTGATATGTTGCCGCGTATATCCAAGCGTATTATTGACAAATTCCCTGTCACAGGTATCTCTGAACTCGGCTTTCATAATAAGACCGGGGGGCCATTGCCGCTTATACCGCGATTCCTGATATGCCTTTAGGTCATCAATATGGATAAAATGATCCGCGCCAATCTTTTTCGATTTGATACGGCCGATCGATATAGCCATATAGATAGCCGATTTAGTCAAGCCAAGGAATCGAGCGGCTTGGGTACCATTGAGGTACTCGGTGTTATCCTTATTGCTCCAGTGCCTCGGCATACATGTCTAATCCTTGTTTCATTTTTACACAGAGTTTATCAACCGAATCATCGCGTTCTGATTTACTTCTAGCGGGATCGATCATCGATACTACCAATGACGTCAAAATTACCGCGACCATGGACTGCCCATCGTTGTTTAACTCTCCATCTTCTCCTAGGAAGTCTGGAAACGACTGTTCGACGGCCACGGCAAGCAGTTTAATTACCAGGGAACCAGCAATTTGTAGGGCGATGTCTTGATCTTCAGTCATATCTAATCTGTCCATGAGGGGCGCTCCGTGCTGTATTGAGATTCTTATCCACACTAGCCAAAGATCAGAATTTTCTAGAAGTAAAATAAAAACTTGCCAAGTTGACCTCTCCCCCATAGGATAAGGCTGTAAACAAATTGCTTTACATAGGGTAGAGCAAGTGTAGGAGGATACATGTCTTATAAAGACGGCAAGCACAAAAGCCATGGCGTAAGCCAGAAATCCCCCATGCGGTCTGACCCAGATAGGGGCAACCCAATGGTGGAGGGCGAAATGTCCTTCGATAAGGGATATGAGACGCAACTCGGTAACGAGTCGCCTTATTTCCCCGAACGACGGATGAGAGGCAACGACTATCCAAAGCTTCAGAATGAAATCAAAGCTCGGGATAAGCGCAAACTCGAATCAGGTAAATTTACCAAGATTGCCTAGATGATTTTGCCAACATACGAGACGTCCGGTCAGGAACTTGGTGAGACAAGAGCCGCTATGGCCAAGGGGCTCATGACGTACCTTGAGGGTATTATCAACAAGTATTCGCATTGGGATGAGAAATATCACGTTCTCATACATGCGAAACCGTTTCCTGGACAGCGCAACATGATTAAGCAGAAGTTCGTCATCGTGCCGCCGAAGTATGGTAAGCCGCCGATGATGCTAAGTTGCCTCCTTTTCGGGGTGGATAACAAATCAGGTAAGCTGACGCTCGAATGGGCTCTTCCTGGCGACTGGCCAACATGGTCTGTCGGTGGGACAAATGAACCGGTACCCGAAGTGATAGCCTCTATTGACAAGAGCGGCATCAAATATCGTTATGACTCGCTTCTTGCGGTCTAGTGTTAAATAAAAATCTTGTCACCCGCCGCCGGGGTATGGGCGTATAAATGGGCGTAACGTGATGGTCGCCACTCACAAGGATAATATGACAGACGACGTTAGAGATGAGGTGCAGGCGGAAGAGATTCAGCCTGAAGTGGAGCAAGATGCGGTAGATCAGCAGAGCGTTTCCACAAGACCTGACACGAACTGGCAGGAGGCCAGAGGTGTTATGGCGTCCCAAAAGGCGCTAATCGAGGCCAGAGAGGCCGAGATACAGGCACTTAGAGCGCACCTAGCGTCGGTAGCGAGAGCACCGACAACTGTCCGGGAAGAACCCGATGAACTCGACGAACTCGACGAGTCAGAGGTTGCAACCGTTGGGCAGGCAAGGAAACTGGCCTCCAAGCTAGCCAAAAAGGAAGCTAAGGAGATAGTCGAGCAGTACATGACCAAGCATACTCTCATCTCCGATGAGGAACGCATGCGGGGCGAGAACGACGACTATGACTACGTGCTAGAGAATTTTGCTATCCCCCTCATCAAAAAAGATCCAGCCCTCGCGCGGATTGTGCAGACATCGAGAAACCCGGCACAGAAGGCGTATCAATTGGGAAAGCTATCAGATGATTACGTTGAGCAGTCAACCAAACAGCAGGTAAGCCCTAAAGCGCAAAGGATTTTGAAGAATGCTTCAAGGCCAGTTAGTGCTAATGCTATTGGTGCACCGCTTAAGAACCAGGCTGAGGACTTCTCCAAGCTGAGCGCACAGGATGTGTGGTCGATGTCGCAGAAATACGCTCGGGGCGCTTAAAACCTTAGAGGGTAGCCAATGACCATTACGACAACTAATGCTCTGCCAGCGCCTGTACAACAGTGGTTTGACAACGTTCTGCTTTCCAGACCGATGCCAAAACTCATACACAAACAGATGGCACTCAAGAAAGAGTTGCCACCTAATAGTGGTCGTACAGCACGTTACCGGAGATATACTAACCTTGCGACAGCAACCGTGCCATTGCCCGATTCGGGCCTGACACCTCCAGGACAGGTCCTGAACGCTGTTGATATCGATGCTAGACTCGATTGGTATGGTACTTATGTCACCATCACCGACCAGGTCATGTTCGTTAACCAGGATCCGGTATTAAATCAGACCGTTTCGCTCCTTGCACAGTCAATGCGTGAAACGGAAGACCAGCTGACACGCGATATGCTTGCGTCTACAGCGTCGATCTTCAACTGCGTAAACGGTATCAATGGGGACAACCCAACCGAGCAAAGTAGGGCCGATTACGATGCCGTTGTTATTCAGCTCCTGAACAATGACGCCATGATGATCAGTGATAATATCGAAGGAACCCTACGCTTTGGCACAGCTCCAATTCGCGAGGCGTTCTGGGCCATGATGAATACACAATATTTGGATGACCTTGAAGCGGTCACCGGCTTTGTGTCACAGGCCGATTACGGTTCGAACAAAAACGTACTTAACGCCGAATGGGGCTCTGTCGGTAACGTCCGGGTACTTTATTCATCCAGGGGTTCGGTATCGGCCAATGCGTCGCTCAATGGTAACAACATTGCGAACATCTTCATTACGGGCCAAGAAGCTTATGCCTGCGTTGAACTGACGCGCGCGACGGCTGAATTCATCTACACACCTCCAGGTGGACCTACGGATCCGCTCCGCAGACTCCAGCTCGGCGCGTGGAAGATGGCACAGGTACCAAGGCTCCTAAACGACGCGTGGTTATTCAACCTGCGCGCAACACATAGTTAAGGAGAACGTATGCCATTTGCAGAACATTTCATGCTTCAAGGTACAGTGACAGCACCGGCTACATTGCCAGGCTCACTGAACATCAACCTGGGATTCCTACCCACTAAGGTCGAGCTGATCAACCGCACAGAAATCGGTGACGCCAGCGCGAACGAGGTTTGGGAAAGAGTCACATGGAACGCCGACTTCGGATCGGCTAATAACTACGTGGAATGGCATACAGCCTCCTCCACCGCTATGAACGTGTCAAACGTTACAGCGAACGGTATTAGCCTATACGACGGCCTACAGAGCGTCCTACTAGGTACATTGCAGTCAGGTACCATCATCACGAAAGCTAACCCAGCGGTGGTAACAGCCACAGCGCACGGTTTGCAGACGGGTGACGTGATCTTGATGAGCCAAAACGCTGTTATGACACAGCTTGGCGGCCTTTCGTTCGTTGTCACAGTGACAACAGCGAACGCGTTTACAATCCCAATCAATACCAACACGGCTGCTTTCACGCAGGAAAGTTCGTTCAAGTTCCGTAAGATTATTGTAGGTGCGTTGTATTACCCAACCCGACACACGATCTCGAACATCACCCAGGCTAACCCCATGGTGATATCGACTCTGACAAACCACGGTTTGACAGTAGGTCAACAAGTTCGTATCCGTGTGCCTGTTGTGTTCGGTATGAAAGAGGCTAACAATCTTCAAGGGATTATATCGGCTGTGACGCCTACCACCATGACATTTGGTGGACCGTATAAGTCGATCGATTCTACGAACTTTACAGCATGGGCATGGCCGGCTACCACTAAGGTACCGTTCACTCCTGCTATTATCGTTCCAGAAGGTTCAGGCCCAACACCGTTTACATTCGGAAACATCACGTATGACGTCGACGTACTTGATGACGCGACCGTAAACAACCAGTTCCAAGGGTTTACCATTGGAACAGGTCTACTTCAGACAGCTACCGGGGCTGTCATTGGCGTTGTAGCCAGTGACGTGATCTCCTGGACTGCATGGAGAGGCGACCTTTAAACAAACTGACGGGAGGGGGTTAAAATCCCCTCTCGTTATGTAAAGCGGAATTACATGCACCCAGTCAATCCAATGCCACTGCCCTACTATGATCTGAGAGGAAGGATCGTCACGAATGTAACACAGGCAAGACCGCCCGTTGTCACTACGAGCGTCAACCACGGCTATACGAGCGGTGAGGCTATCAGGATGGTGATACCAAAGCCATTCGGTATGACACAGCTCACAAACCGCATATTCGTGATAGAGGTATTATCACCCGTGACCTTCAGTCTCTATGTAACCCTTGTGCCAGAGGAAGTACCTATGGACACAACCAAGTTCGACCCATTCGTCCTAGCAACAGGACTCCAGCCGCAGGTAGCCAGTGTGACGCCTGTCGGGGCATCGCCGATACTACCGCCCGAGCCAGGCAACATAAGATTTTTCATCACAACGCTAGATGATCAGACACAAAACACCCTCGTACAGAGTGGAGGAACCATATGACACAGATCCTCAAAGTTACGCCCCAAGGCAGCATCCACTATGCTGGCAAAGCCATTAACAAGACGCCGGTCAACAAAGATTCCATCGAAGCCATGACACCTGAAAAGGACAAAATGGTCCGTGGGATGTTCAAAAATAATGAGACGCCTGGGCAGCCTGGCACAGTCAACATGCGTCTTTACAAAGGTCAACAGCCCTTCCGCGAGGTAATGGAAGATGGCGGGATGTACACCATTCCCTTGTCAGTCGCAAGAGCGATTAACCTGATGATTCGTTATGAGAAAGATAAGCACATGCTTGACGAAAAGGGCAATTCGATCAAAACGCGTGACGTGCCAGTGCAACGATATTCATTCGTTTCAATGGATTTCCAAGCATGACAACTGTCTGGAACCTAGGGAGGCTGAGGTATGCGATCCGCAAGATCACGGGCAAGCTTGATGTTACCCAGATTCCCGACTCTAGCAATGCAGCTTTCCCCATATCGGCTACCAATCCTCCGGGGATCGACGATTACATCAATGACTTTTATTTATATGACTTTGATGAACATCTTCGGACCTTGGCTCTCAAGGATTGGTACTATTTTGAGACGACGCCGAATTTGTCGACATATAACTTGCCGAAGAACTACTTCACAGCTGAAGGACCTATCTACATCGATGGATATCAGATAGCTTGGCACCAAAGCCCGGACATCTTTCTTCGTATTTGGCCACAGCTGAATTTCATCCAGAACGGTATCGTCATAACAGATGGTATCAACTCCACGTATAGCTTCGTATTGCAATCAATACCGATACAGCAGGGCACGGTTGTCATTGGTACAACGCCAGCACAGCCAGCGCTGGTAGCGCAGCTAGAGACGTTCACAGATCCACAGCCGTTCGATATGTTCATGGCTGAGGTAGCTCTGATAAGCAGTAACGTAATTAACGTGACACCAGGGACAATCAATTACCTTACAGGTCAGGTAACGATCAACTTCACAAGCGTTCCGCCACCTGGTTTCAAGGTCAATGTGCACTATTATCCCTATGTCGCTAGCCGATCCCGCGACTGCCTGTTTTTCCAGCAGCAGTTCAACTTCAAGCCCATACCGAACGACGTCTATCAGGTCAAGGTAATGGTATACCAGCAGCCTACAGCAGCTATCCTAGGCAGCCAGACGGTCACGCGAGACCAGTTCCAGCAGTCGAGTGATATGCCGACGTATAGTGAATGGTGGCAGGTTATAGCCTACGGCGCAGCGCTTAAGATCTTCATCGAAGACAGCGATCACGAGCAATACCAGGCCAACCTAGGTTACTTCGAGCAGGCGAAGGTTCTCGCGCAACGTAGAGCTCTGAAGCAGCTGAGCAATCAGCGCATACCGACTCTCTATTCGCAGAACTCAGGTAATTCTTCATGGCCAATATTCCCATTTTACTAAGAGGTCTCTATGGCATTTAATAACGCGATTCCCCAGCCGACAGACCTGATATCGACTAGCCAGAATGATCTTTTGGTGAATAATCAGGCGCTTACCAGTGAGTTTGGTCTAGATCTCGGCCTCCATATTCTCACTACAGCGGCGACGGATCCGACTACTACAGCCGCGCAGATAGCTATCTATGCCAAAACCATAGGCGCGAACCTCCATTTCACAGTGCAGCCGCAGAGCGAAACGAACGCTGATGGCAAGCCCCGAATCCAGATGGAATCGTTTAACCCTATTGCACCTTTAGCTTTGGGTGGTAATGGCCCCAACCTTATTGCCGCTGCTACTAGCGGGTGCAGCTTTCTAGCGGCCTTTGCCGGTACGCCGCTCGCGCCCAATGGTATCTTGATCCAATGGGGTAGCTCTGGGAGTATCTCGGTTTTATATCCTATAGTATTCGCGCCAACAGGTGCCGCCGGGTTTCAGCCTATCGTAGTATGCACGCCAACAGCTAACGTGCCCAACCCGCCAGGCTCATCATCTAACATACCTTATATCTCGGCTGGACCGACCAACACAGGTTTTACATTCCGCAACCAGCAAGGCAGCTCATCCAGCTTCTGCTGGGTCGCTATAGGACCGGCTAGCTAATGTATGAACCGAAGCTAATAGCACCATATAAGTCAGGCCTTATCCAGTACTGGAAGCCTTGGCTCATCGGTGACGACGCTTTTGAAATGCTACAGGATGCCTATTCCTATCGCGGATCGATCAGAAAGCGGGAGGGATCACGCCTCCTTACGACGACATCTCCATCTATCCCGGCGCCGGTGCAATGTCTTCCTACGTTTATCCTGCCAAACTCGCTCGATGAGCAACTCCTAGCGCTTAATCAGACACAAGCATTCCTATTCAACACTGCCGGTAGCGTATTTAACAACATCAGTTTATACAGCGATGCCTCTCCCGTGCTATGGACGGGGGGAATAGATGACTATTTTTGGTGGACTAACTTTGCTGGCGCGCTATGGATAACCAATAACGTTGACATAATGCGTTTTTGGAACGGATCAGCCGGGACAGGCTGGTCAAACCAGCTCTTTCCCATAGACGCTACAAACTTCGTATTCAAAACCAAGCTTGTGATAGGTTATAAGGGCAGATTGCTTCTCCTGAACACCTCTGAGGGCACAAACGCGCCTGGCACGAGATTCGCTCAACGCGCTAGATGGTGTCAGCTTGGCACACCATTCGTAACAGATACCGATGGCGCTCCTGCTATAGCTCTGCCGCCGGGTCAGACATCGGACAATAATGCCTGGAGAACGGACATACCGGGTAAAGGGGGATTTCTCGATGCTGACACAAGCGAATCGATCGTTTCATGCGCTATCATCAATGACGTACTGATCGTATTTTTCGAACGGTCCACTTGGCGCTTGCGTTTCACCGGTTCGCAGATCCAACCCTTCATCTTCGAGCGTATCAGCGTAGAATTCGGCTCTGAGTCACCTAGAAGTACCGTTATCTTCGAAAATGCCGCCTACACGTGGTCTAGAAACGGATATATATCCGCCGATACTAACACCGTTAGGCGTATCGACCAACAAGTGATCGACCAGGCACAGGATATCTATACGGGACCTGGCGTCAGTCTCGGTGTACGGGTCAACGCAATTAGAGATCTAAACAAACAATTCTTTTATTGGGCCTACCAGGCTGACAACCAGGCTACAGCTGTTACACCAACGAACATATTGGCATATAACTATCTTGAGGATAACTGGGCTATAACAACGCAGGCGTTCAAATGTTTCGGTAGATACAAAGCCTTTTCCGATGTTAGATGGCAGGACCTCACTGTGTCATGGGAGAGCACGAATGTAGCGTGGAACAACGCAATCAACGTGCAGGGCGATCCGTTCATCGTCGCGGGAAACAAAGATGGCGATGTCGTCGTTGTCTTTGAAGATGACTCAAACGATGACTGGAGTTTTGCATCGCAGGGGCAAGTTAACTTCAATTTCGATGTGCGCACGGCTAGATTTAACCCCTATATAGCGCAGGGGCAGAGGGCTAGACTAGCCTACGTAGATATCTACTGCACTGCGATCGATGCTGGACAGATCAGTCTGGATCTTTTCATCAACGACAATACTGACAATCCAGTAGCGACTAAACTGGTTAACATGGGCAATTCAGCGCTGGCTACCAGCTCAGCCTACTACACGCGCGTATTCCTCGGCGTGACAGCCTATATGCATCAGATCAGGCTATACCTCAGTCCCGCCCAGCTAGCCAACACCGTCACCGGTAAGGCTAAGGTAGAGATTCAGGGGATACTCGCTTGGACAGCTCCAGCAGGAAGGATTAAGAACCTATGAGTTCATTTATCCCGCCTTATACAGAGTTTGGTTATCTACCGCCTGAGTTCCAGATACCAGAGGATGATAAGCAACTGCGTGAGTTCATCGCCCAGCGCGAACGTATGACAGCCGATCTGCTCAACGCCAAGACAGCGGGTCAGTACGAGACGTTTTCCGAGGCACTCAATAGTAGCGATGATAAAGCCGAGGGTTATGGCGAGACCGTCACAGCGGAACGCTGGTTTAGCGAAGGCGATAACATCAAAAAGCGCGACTGCTTTCGTAAGGTGATCAACTTCGGCGCATTGCCCAATTCGGGTGTTAAAACGGTTGCACATCACATAAAGATGGACGATGGGACGAATATCCTGGTGACACAGATGGTAGATATAAGAGCTGTCGCATGGGATCCGACCATAGGCGGCGAACTGGCTATCCCTTTACCTTACGTCGACCCGGCGGGAAACAATGTCGCGATAAGCCTTGATAAGACCAATGTCATCATCACCACATCTAGCAATCGCTCAAATTACACCAAATGTTATGTTGTCCTTGAATATCTAAGGACCTAAAGAGAGGATCTATGGCCAAGCAAAAATTTAGACCCAACATGCCTCCCCACCTGATGAAGCTCTATGAGCAGATGGTGAACGGCGGAGGACTAGGAGCCGATCCGCTTTACCAGGGTGGTAAGTCACACCTTCAGGGCATACTAAACAACGAGCCCGGGTCATTTGAAGCATTTGAGGCCCCATATAAGCGCCGGTTTGAGCAAGAGACAGTTCCCGGCCTGGCCAATCAGTTCGCTAGCTATGGCACAGGCGCTGGAGGATTAAAAGGTTCTGGCTTCTATGGCGCGCTAAGCTCAGCTGGTGCAGGTCTAGAACAAGACCTAGCGTCCATGAGAGAAAACCTCAAAATGCAAGCCGCTCAAATGGCCCCAGGATATGCTAAAGGGCCTATGGATCAGCTAATGGAATGGCTGCAGATGAATCCTTACGATGTGGAACAAGAGCAACAGCCTTGGTGGCAGGGGGCGGCTGAAGGAGCCGTTCAGGGAGCAGCCACAGCGTTTGGCGGTCCGATTGGTACTGCTGCGTCAGGTGCCGTTATAGGCGGCGCTAAGAACCTTATGAACAGACCACAACACAGGCAGTTCAATGGCTAAAATCAACGCTTCCATCCGTCCAACACTGCCGACTGTAGGTCAAGGTATTGGTAAGGCTATCGGCCGTGGGCTAGAAGAGAGCTTGCCAGAAGGCGCACGCCAAGCATTCCATCAAAGCAAACTCCAGGACGCTTTTGATGACCTAAAGAATAATCCGTCTGGAAATTTCATGGAGGACCTAGCGCGGATTGCTCCAGTGCTAGCTACCACGCCTGGCGGATCTCAGCTGCTTGGTGAGCTGGCTCCTCTATTAGCTAACAGAGCCAGAAGCCAGGTCTATACTAATGAAGGTGGCGGCGAGGCGGAAGGTCGTGGGTCGGCAGGTCCGGGGCGAGGGGGAAATCAGCGATTGACCGGTCAAGGAATGGAACAGGCTGGACAAGTGGCAGCCCCTGGCAACCCAGATAAGTTTCTGAACCCTCAAGACACAGCCTCAGCAGAGACAACTTTCCCACAGCCGACCACCCCACAGGACTTCCTACCTGAAATGTCCTATGCTGAAAAAAAACAGATGCATCTCGACACGATGAAAAGGCTAGAACAAGCGGGTCAACCAGACGATCCAATGGCGGTGTGGAATTACGTCAACGAAGAAGCTAGGCAGATCACCGATCAAAATAACCGGCTACGTGAGCAGCAAAAAGACATCAAAAACTCCCAGGATATAGTCACATCGGGTGTAGTCACACGGGCTGATAATCTTGGAATGCTCAAGGAGCCGGAAGATCGTACCGTGATAAGCAAATTGGCGCTAGAAAACAAGAACGCCCCGGATAGCGAAAAAGCTTGGGAGGCCGTTCGTACAGGTTACAGAGATTTTAGTAATGCTCGTAGCGGTCTAGAACGTATGTATACCGTACCGGGCCCGATTGACAAGTTTTATCGGAAAGTATTGGGTAGCTACAAAGATAAAGAGCAGGCGTCCAAAGATGCTCAACGTGGGCTGGATCACTATCGCAAACACGGTTTATATGATGAAGCGAGAAAGCTTCTCACAAACGATATAGGCCTTGGTGCTGAAGACACAGAAGAATGGCTATTTCCGCCTACACCTGGACAGAAAAAACAGCTTGATAACTTTCCTAAGAATAACAAAAAGGTGCTGCGCCCGGGAGCTTTATTAGATCTGAAACCTTCGAGTGGAAAAACCATGGAGCAGCGGAATGAATCGGAATTTCCCGGCGAAGCATTTCAGCTGGATCAACCACAATTCGAGAAGTTTAAAGATGAATTAGGTCGTATGGTGTCCGGCCGTGACAATGAACCCATCAATCTCATATCGCTGCGCGGGCGGCTCAACCAAGATAAGAAATATGCTTGGCAGGACGTATCTAAAGCTATCAACGAACTAATAGATGAACAGCGTTTCACCCCGAATATCGAACAGGAAAAACAGCTTAAAGTCATCCAGGAAGCCCCAATGCCAGGTTTAGCCCAGATGTTCGATTTCATGCTTAAAGGGACTAAGTAATGCTTCCACTCGTCCAGCAGATGCTAGCTATAGGTTATACAGCTAAGGTAATACTCGATTTTGTCTCTAAGAAAGTCGATAAGCTCGCCCCAGCTATCCAAAATGCTAGATCTACTGGACATGATGATGACTCAATATTGAAATTCCTTTCCGGTAAACTCCCCAAAGGCCAGAAAGCTCAAGAGCAAGCCAAAGCCAAACTGACGGACAATGAGGCTTATCTTAAGAAGATTGGCTTCAAAACCAAAGGTGAGCGCGAAGAATCCCGCAACAAAGCACTAAAAGGGGCCTTGCAGGTCGGATCGGCGGCTTTAGGTGCATATGGAGCATACAAAGCATATCAGGGCTTCCAAGGCTCTAAAGCGCTAAATGGAGTGATCCAGGCAGAAGCGCAGCCAGCTACATCGATGGCTGAAGCCGAAACTATTGATATAACTCCAGGGGGCGCGGTCAATGCGCCTAAGAGATTGCCTAATCAGCAACAGCAATTGGCAGGTCCCGCAGCTCCTCCGCCTCAGGCAGATCCACAAGCTCCACCGCCTCCGCCCCAAGCGCCAGTGGCTCCTGTTCCCACGGGCCCAGATCCCGCTGATCTGTTGAATCAGATGGGGATGCTACAGCGTGTCGATAACCTAGCGACGCGCAATCCGCCCGAAACCATCTCAGCATTGGTCAAACAGATCCTGACACCGGGACAGAAGAAGTTCCTCAAGGAACAAAATCTAGATCTGGATCAGGTGATCAATGACTACATAAGCACTAAACCGGCAGAGCAACCCCAAGCGCCTCAGGAATCAGGCATTGATGCGTTAGCGGAAGCATCGGCGGTGCAGCCAACCCAAACTTCAGTTCAAAATGGGCCTTTAGCGACATCTCCGCCTCAAAAACCGCCTCAAACTGCCCCACCTTTAGGGCGAAATGCCCTTATTGAGCCAATTTCAGAGCCACAAGGCCCCGCACCGGGTCAGCTGGCTACTCTGCCTAGGGGCGATATAGGTGAAATCGAAGAGATCAAGAACGGCATTGCGACAGTCAACATAGATGGTAAAAAGCACAGGGTCAAGCTAGGCGATCTAGGACTCGAGCCACCAGAAGCTGTTGAGTTAGTTCACCAGATCCTACAGATCCCAGAAAGCGAACGTTCGACCGCCATGTCGTGGTTCGGATATGATCCAGGTACCAGGCGCCTAGCCGTACAATTCCATACCGGTAAATTGACCATATATGATGACGTGTCACCAGAGAAAGCTGCTAAAATAGCCGAAGGGGCAACAGCGAAGACTACCGGACAGAATGAATATGGCGAGCATACGGAAGGTCAGGTGGATAGCCGCGGTGCAGCCTTGATACTTGAAATAGTAGCCGATCCGAAGTATAAGAGAGCGGCAAAAGGACAACCCAAAAATGCCAACTACCAAACCTATGAAACAATCTATGACTTCTGGGAAAAGCTCAGGAAAAAGCCAAAGCGGAAGCCCAAAGCTTAATCCAGCAATAATTGAGACTCTGATGTTTGCTCAGAAGCGTCTAGCTTCTTTGAGTAAGAAAGCAGATAAGGGGTCTCAAAAGTCGTCCCCACAGAATCAGATAGTTCCAAAGCCATCTCCTCAGCAATCGCGTAATGCGTAGCGTCCACCTCCTGCCGGAGGTAGACGTGTTTGTGAAAGATAAAGCTGTATCTAGCCATTAATTGTTACCTGGCCAGAAAAAGAATAATGCTGCAAGTAAAATCCATACACACATAACGACTCCTTGTTTCCTCGTTTAACTAATTCTTATTCCCATATTTTTGACACGCAATCATCATCTCAATGCGAGTGTTGATGCGATCTAGACTATCTAGCCTGTCTTCGACACGAGACAATCTAGCGTGTAGACCGCCTATCTGATAAATCACGATTAATGACAACACGACCGGTGAGATCATCAATATCCAGAATATCGGCTCTAATCCACTACCCATTCTTATACCTTTCTTCTAATGTGCACATACGGCCGTGGAAATCCTTCATTTCATTTTGGATATCCATTTGCCATCCTTCTACTTTGGCGGCAAACGCATTCATCTTGGCATCCGTACGATCTTCGAACGATTTCATATCTTGGCGCATCCAGCCAATCAACGACACGTTGATAGCAGATATACCAAACAGAATCACCAGTACTTGAATCCAATCCATCAGAACCCCCTTTCTTATCCTCAGAATGACACATCATCCATATCCTGACAAGAGCAAGACTTTTCTTTAACACTAAAATAAATATTTGACTCATAGTGGGCTCACCTTAAACGAGCAATCCTAACCGGGGAAAAATATGACAGGCCGTGATCCACTACCAGTAAAATTGGGCTATCTTGGCGTCAGAGCGACTCAGCCGCCAAACGTAATTAAAGCAGCAAGAGCACCAACAGCCAATGATATCAAATATCCCATTGGGACTATCTGGATCAACACAGCGGCAGGAGCTGCATATTTCCTAACGGCATTGGTAGCCGCATCCGCTACTTGGTCACTTAGCGGTGCAGGAGCGACGGGCGCAGTCATCGGGCTGACCGGCGATGCTGGTGGACAACAGGTGCCAGATGGCGGCGGTAATTTCAATATTCTAGGCACAGCCAACCAGATCACCACGACAGGTACAGCTAATACCGTAACATTCAGTATACCCTCGGCCTTCACGGTCCCCGGTAGCCTAACAACCACAACTACTCTAACTGTTCCGGGCGCTGTTTTGCTAGCCACCACAGGCGCTAGCGTTAACGCAATTGGAAACACTACTGGTGCGACATCACTAACTGAGCGAGTCGGTACAGGTAACTTCTCACTCGACGGCGTAGGCGCATCAACATTCGCGGTTGGAGCTTCGACCACTACTGGCACATTGACATTAGGTGGCACAGCGCAAACAGGCACTATCACTCTAGGTAGCTCGTCAGGCACTAATATCGTCGCAATAGCCGCTGGAGCTGGTGCCACAACGCTTAACCTGGCCAATAACCAGGTTGCAGGCGCTGTAA